CTATGCAGCACGACTAGGAATCCATTCCTATGTTACTTTTCCTGGGCTTGCGCGCAGGATAAGCTCTGTCCACCAATACAGGTGAACAGGAACACCCATCGCTGGTACCAACCAGCGAACCCACTTTCGTACATATTTATGTGTCATTGTGGGTACCAAACTGCTCTCATGTGCATCCCCTATACCGTGGATTACGGTACTCAGAGGAGCTCTTTCTTCTTTGACGGTTAAATGCCAAAGGAAAGAGGTGGAACTGTCATGAATCACTTTCATAGGACTTTTAGAAACAAAAGCCTTATACTGTGGTTCTTGACATTTTCCAGTGCGGATGAGGCCTCGGTGGTAACTACTTGTGGGATCAATCATGATCCCACTCATAGTGTCTTCGTTCCAGGGAACAAGTGGCAACCTTCTATCCTTGACTAAGTCAAGTAAGAAAGATGCTAAGTGTCCACCTGGGATACAAAGACTCACCAATCCGTTTACGTTGTGGCAGAGCAAGTTTCCTTGCTCGGACCACTCCCGTAAATAGAATGGAGTAACCAACTTTCCATCAAACCAGTCAGTTCCACAGGATTCCCGAAAGGGACCTGATGAAAATGACTTCTCATGGTTTGGGAGAAAACCGAGGTACTTGAGGAGACGACAGAGTTTATCGTAATATTCGGTTTCAATGATGATATCATCACCATAGACGGAATACTTTGATGACCCTGCCGCTTTACAAGCTGCAGCGAAAACAAGAGTTTCTATCGGAAAAGTCGTTCCGTTCCCCATACTAGAAAATTTAGAATATTTCTGTATAGGGCCCGATTCGATTCGATAGAATGGGCTACGTATATCATTAACAAAGTTGAACCAATCGCTAGGAAATAGCGATTCGACGACTGAGTAAGATAACGTATCAGAAGCCATCGATAAATCTAAAGTAGCAAAATCGCCACTTTTAGAAGCATCGCGGGCCATCTCTTGGTTTCGGAACTGTGAACGCAAATCGACTCCAATTCTTAGGAGTCTATTCTTAACGTATCCATCAAATGCAAGCTGTAACGGGACATTACCCGTTGGCTCGCAAGCGATAGTACGGTGCGTTTTATAGTTCTTGGAGACGGGAACAACCCTATTGGACATGACAGTCTTAAAGCGCTTAGACGTACTAGTAACATGAAAGTACGTTGATAATGCTAGAAGATAAGGCATGGCCTTAGGAGTGCAGACAATGCGCCGGCCTAATTTTAAGTAGGGCAGTGCATGTTTGCGTCCAAGGGTTGAGGTTGCGCCAGGTGTAACCCTTACTAAGCTCGGTAATCGAGCCATGAAGGGACTATAGTCGCCGAGCGTGCGGGATATAATACCCCGCATTTTGGAAACCATCAGGTTAATATCAGGATCTAAACGATCAGGATTAACACTAAAATGGTCTACTCGCCTATTGGTACGACGGCACAGAGACTCCGCTTTCGCGAAGTTATCCTGTGCTGTTTTCCAACAGGGCTCGTCATCAGAAAAGATGACGTTCTTTTTAAAGAACGCACTAATCTGACGAAGAACTCGACATAGCCGCAGACATGAATATGCATCTGCACTATCACCTATTGTAGCTAGACCTACTAAATTTCGAGCACGAATCATTCCCATGATTCTCTCGTATAATTTAGGGCCTAGATACTCGGCATGGTCATTAACGTAATGTCGGCATATGCC